AAGCGTAGCAACATCGTGAAGTTAAAGAGTTATTTAGACAATGGGCATACAAGGCGATTGGGGACAGGGAGCAGCAAACAATGACATCTATTGGGGTCAAGCTGCTGCAACGAATAGTATCTCTTGGGGTATGGTTCAGCCATTGTCTTATGGCCATCCGACTACAAACCTTTACGGTGCTAACGAGCAGGAGGTTTGGCAGTCAATAGTAGAAATTTGGAACACTTGGTCAACAACTTGGAATAGCTAATTATGGGAACAACTTTAACGGGGACAACCCCACAGGACACTTACGACTCACTTATCAAGGTAGGTGACAACGGGCCAATCACGGGAACGCTCAAGCGTTTGTCTGATGGCTTGGGCAACGATTTGCCTTTGCTTGTATCAAGCACCGCTTTGACCAACTATGGTGCGGGAGCGGTTACAAGCAACACGGCTTTTGGGGCAACTGCGTTGGATTCAAATACAACAGGTTCAAACAACGTAGCAATAGGTAGCGGTGCATTGACCGCAAATACTACGGGAACAGAAAACGTAGCGGTAGGTGGTTTGAGTTTAACTTTAAGTTCATCGGGTAATTTTAATACCGCAGTCGGATTGGCTTCTTTAAATGGTAACACAACGGGAAGTTCAAACACGGGAATTGGTACGGGTGCATTAAATAGCAATAGTACGGGAAGCAGTAATACCGCTATCGGGCGTTCCGCATTGACCGCCAACACCGCATCTAACAACACTGCCGTAGGCTTTGAAGCAGCGAACGCCAACACGAGTGCTTTGGGCATAACCGCCATCGGCTACCAAGCGTTGCGGTTGAGTACGGGAGCGGATAACACCGCAGTAGGTTTTCAAGCATTAACTTCAAATACCACAGGAGTATTTAACACCTCCATTGGTAAACAAGCCAATCAAGCAAATACAACAGGTTCTGAAAACGTAGCCGTTGGCGGCCTTAGCTTAAATGTAAATACGGCAGGAAGTACTAATGTTGGTGTTGGATATGCATCATTGTTTTCCAACACCTCTGCTTCTGACAACATAGCAATAGGTGGATTTTCATTATTTAAGACTATCACATCAGGAGGAAATATCGCAATAGGTCGTGGTGCTTTACAAGAAAATACCGCATCCAACAACGTAGCAGTAGGTTATCAGGCAGCGTATACCAACACGAGTGCAGCGGGAGTTACTGCTCTCGGCCACCAAGCGTTGACATTATCTACGGGTTCTAATAATACCGCTCTTGGATTCCAAGCGGGGGACAATATCACAACGGGCGCAGGTAATGTTTGTATTGGTAGCGGAGCGGAACCTTTGGCAGCAACTGACTCAAATCAATTTGTAGTTGGTACTTCCGCAATAAACGCAGGTTCCGTAGCCGCTGAAGTAAACGCATCAGCAAACGTGTGGAACGTAGTAATTAACGGAGTAGCCCGCAAAATCCTTTTAGCATAATGACAACTTACACTTGGGCAGTAACTGCCCTTTACACCGAAACAATCGGCACGGAATCTGACTACGTTGTAATCGCAAACTACGAAGTGGTTGGCGTTGATGGCGAGTACACCGCAAGCCTATCTAACACCGCACGATTCTCTACCGAATCAGTATCGGAGTTCATTCCTTACGCTGACCTAACGAATGAAATCGTAGTGGCTTGGGTTCAAGAGGAACTTGGCGTTGATGGCGTTGCTAATCTTGAGGCTTGCATTCAAGGGCAAATTGATTCTCTTATCACGCCACCCGTATCACCCGTCAACACACCATTGCCTTTCTAATGGAGCATTCAGTAGCACTACAAGTCACGACCGAAGCGTTGAACATCGCCATCGCAAAGGGCTGCTTTAACTTGGTTGAAGTCACCAACATCGTCAAGGCATTGGAGGAACTCCACAAACTGCCAACGATTGAGTTTGGTGAGTGATGACAAAAGAATCTGCCGATAGCGTTCTAACGTCTTGGTCTTTGACAGGCACAGGGCTGCTTGTATCGTACGTTCACCAAGCCTTTGGTCTTGCAGTACTTGTTGCCTCATTGGGATACACCTTATGGAAGTGGCGCAGAGATTACCTGAAGGACAAAGGTGCTAATTGAGCGCATCTTCGGTAACCCGAAGACTACTCTACTTGGGCTGATAATCATCGGCCTTTGTTTTGTGCTTGTGTTTTACGAGAAGGCCACGCTCACGGAGGTGAGTGCGTTTATGATGGGTGCATTCGCACTTATGTTTCTAAAAGACCCTAAAGATGGCGAAGACGCAGGCGGTAAGCCAACGAATAAGTAAGAGCAAGAAGCGAGGCAAGCATTCCAAGAGTGCAAGCACGAACAAGGCGAGTAAGAACTACTCTAAGCCCTACAAGTCACAGGGTCGTTAAAATGTGCATTAAGGCGCACTTTACCTGTTAATGTACGTTTTAATGTACATTATGACTACAAATTGTGCAATTAAAGGCACATTAAGCACTATGCAAAAAGTGCAAAGTGTAAAGTCAAATGAGCATAATGTGTAAAATGTCCAACTTTTGATATTAAAAATGTGACCAAGAACTTTACCCTCCAAGAACTGACTGCTACAAAAACAGGGCTTCCTAACGCTTTACCCAAGCACTTGGAACCCAACCTCCGTGCGCTTGCAGAAAACGTCTTACAACCCACGAGAGACGCATTAGGTGCGGTGAAAGTAACGAGTGCATACCGCAGCCCTGCGGTGAATAGCAAAGTAGGGGGAGCAAAGACCTCGCAGCATACGCAAGGACAAGCTGCCGACCTCAAGTGCGAAGCAGGCAATGATGTGCTTTTCCATTGGATAAAGGACAATTTAGACTTTGACCAACTCATTTGGGAATTTGGCTCTGATACTGCGCCATCGTGGGTTCACGTTAGTTACTCAAGTAGCAAGAACCGAAAACAAATCCTAAAAGCAGTAAAGCACAATGGCAAAACCAAATACCTCCTCTTTTGATGAATGGCTTGACTCCCTTGAAACTAAACCCCAACCGACTTGCAATGTGGACAATCCTGCTGACTGCGACTCTTGCGGCTCTTAGCAGTTGCGCTACTGTGAAACCAGTCCTTCAGAGTGTAGTTGTAAGGGACACGGTAATTGTCACCAAGACAAAGTACCTAACCGACACTCTGGAACTTTACAAGGACACGACAATCTACCAAGACAAGGTAAGGCTTCAGCTCCAGTACATAGACCGAAAGGTGTACGTTGAGGCAACGTGCTTGCCCGACACCATCCGTGTAACACAGACCAAGATTCTAACGAAGGAGAAGAAGCAGAGGGGATGGACTTTGGAAGGTGCAGCAGTTACGCTTGGGCTTATCCTTATCGCTGCGTACTTCATCAAGAAGTGGATAGATAAGCTCGTAGAGTAGGTTTATTTGGCTTCTGCTGCACTTAAATACTAAAATGGTATAAGTGTATGCCTTGAGGTATTTGGATGCGTTACAACGCAACTTCTTTCTTTTTCTTTGTTAAGTTTCTTTTTCTTTAAGTTGTTTGGTTAAGTTAAGAGTTGACTAACTACTAACTAATATCAACTTGAAAGTTGATTAAGTTAAGTAACTAATCAAGTTAACTTGTAAAAAAAACAAAATAAAATTGACATACGCAAGTACTTATGTTAATTTGTAATGATTCTAAATAATGAATGACCACATCTACATTTATTGGGATGATGTACCTTTGGCTAATGACACCAAAGTACTACATCGGCAAGAAGTTGAAGATAGAGGCGAAGGATGTGGTGATGGACTTCCAACCTGATAATTACAATCTTGGAACTGCCCTCACCTACCTAATGAGAGCAGGCAAGAAACCTCACAACCCTATCTGCGATGACATCCGCAAGGCCATCGCTCACCTAAATTTTGAACTTGAACGCCAAGATGAGCAGCAAACCATTAGCGCAACAAGCGAAGGAAGCCAAACAACAACAGGCCGATATGCAGTACTATACTAACCCAGCCAAGCGCAGGAAGATAGACTTCATCCTTGAGGAGTGCGCTACGCTGATGTCAAACTGCGAAGCCACATACCAAGCTCGCCAACAGGCGAAGTACAAAGAACAAGAGCTACTGGGTGAGATTGCCAAGATAGACCTGCACTTCGCCATCCAATGCGGCTATCTGATACCCGACAATTGACATACAAGATTGTCGTTGGCAAGGTTCCAAGCCTCAACGCCTTCTACGCATCAAAGCATTGGACTGCCCGTGTAAAGGCAAAGGAGTTGGTATCAAGGGAGGTGATGTCGCAGCTTGAGAAGTATGACCTGCAAGAGATAAAGGATGTCCACATCCATTGCAAGGTGAACTACCGTTATGATATTGACAATGCGATAATGGCGGTGAAGTTTGCCCTTGACACATTCAAGACTTGGGGTGGCGTAAAGGATGACTCACGCAAATACGTCAAGTCTCTGAAGTTGGTACACGATACAACAATTCCCAAAGACACGGCAGAAATTACCTTTACTGGTTTGTTGGTATCAGAATAAGTTGTATATTTGCATAACTTAAAACCAATCAGTTATGACTTTATCTTTCAGTTCAGACGTTTACACCGAGATGGTGCAAGTGCAACAAGCACAAATCCAAGCACTTCAAAACAAGATACAAGAGCTTCAAGCTCGTATTGATGTTTTAGAGCAGCAATCAATTCTATTTATCTAAAACCAATCTATTATGCCTAAAATTATTTCAATCACCCCCACAGGACAGTGGCAGGACTTATACAAATTAGAAATTCGTTTTGACACAGGCGATTTCGGTACTGCCTTTGCCAAATCACAAACCCCACCCTATGCCGTAGGCGAAGACGTGGAGTACACCAAGAACGAGAAAGGCACGGTGAAAATCCAACGCGCCAATGCTTTTGGCGGTGGAGGCTATAATCAATCAGCTCCATCTGCTCCTTCATATACTGCCAAGACAGATGACCGTTCTGCTTCTATCATCCGACAGGTTGCTTTGAAGTCTGCGGTGGAGTACGCTTGTGCTGCACAACACGATGTGAACACCATCCTTGCCAACGCAGAGACCTTCAATGCTTGGATGACTGGTGCAAGTTCAGCTCCTGCATCACACACCGAGCATTTCGCAAATCGCAACGACCCTTTCTGATTGGTTTTATATTAGGTCGTTGTGTGAAGCCCCTCTACGGAGGGGTTTTTTTATGTCAATTATTTTGTTATATTTGCTCACCAATCAGAATCAATGATACATCCCGACCTCCTATCTAACGAATCTTCGTTACCATACCTCCAGAGAGCCTTAAAGGGCAAGTACTACGACACGGGCAAGCTCGGTGTCTATGAGGTAGACCAATACCTACGCCTAAAGGATGGCGAGTTTGTCGTAGTGGTCGGCCACGCTAACGTGGGCAAGACCCACACCCTGCTTTACCTTATGCTTTTGCAGTCGTACAACTTTGGCAAGAAGTGGCTGATATACTCCGCAGAGAACGAAGTCCCAAGTCTGAAGCGCAAGCTTATTGAGTTCTTGGTATGCAAACCGATACAAGGCATAGATGAGGGGATGATGTACCGCAAGCTTGACTTCATCAACGAGTACTTCCAATTTATTGACGGCAACAGGCTATTCACCGCATTTGAACTTCTTGAGGTAATGAACTCTATCAAGAACGAATGGAACTACACGGGTGCATTGATAGACCCATACAACTCCCTATCAACCGACCAAAAGAAATTAGGTAAGACAGGGATGCACGAATACCACTACGAGGTAGCCTCTGCCCTTCGGGTGTTTGCGCATCACAACAACGTCACCACAATTGTAAATGCTCACCCTGTAACCGAAGCAATGCGCAAGGTCTACTACAAAGGCCACCAGTACGAGGGGATGCCAATGCCACCAAATGCGGCAGATGTTGAAGGGGGGGGCAAGTGGATGTCTCGCAGCGACAATTTTATTGTGATTCACCGTTTTGCGGCTCACGAAACCGACTGGATATACACCCACATCCACGTTCGCAAGGTCAAGGAGATGGAATCGGGTGGGCGCATCACGCCCCTTGAAACTCCCTTAATACTTCAGAGCGTATTAGGTAATGTTGGCTTTGTGATAAACGGCCGTAACTTGCTGCCAATTAAAATGGATGAAACGCCTGCGACTGATGTACCCTTCTGATGACTCACACGACCTTTACATAAGGGAGAAGCAGTTGATGCTTGCAGGTACTGCGATGTGGTTGGCGCAGCAAGCAGCAGACAAGGCAAAAGGCAGAGAGGTACAAGATGACATCCTGCACCACGTTATGAGTTGCCATTACGCAGACCTACTTCTTCAGCAGTTTATTGACTACCGACAATTCACGGAGGGGAAGATGAATGAGATGTACCTTGCCAACGCCAAGCTACGGATTGATAGTGAGCAGATGATTTACGAGATACAACGCCTGCAAGGGATTATTGAGGACTCGCTATGAGGCAAATCCTCTCACCCTTCCAGAAGTACGAATGCTTTGCAGTAGATGGGGTGGACTACCTCGTGGTGGACTACACCATAATCCAAGACAAGGATGACAATTTAGTGGAATGGGCGAGTGAGATGAAGTTTAAGAGACTTTCAGACCACAAGCACTACACTATGCCGATGACTAAAATAATAACCAATTACAACGAGGGCAGAGCGAAACGCTGCAAATGCTAATGAGACCATTTGAAATACGCCAATTAAAAGTAAGCAAAGAACA